AATGTCAATTGGGTCTTCAATCCTGTTCCAGTTTATTGCTTTAATTATTTCCATCGAAAAGCCTTTCGTAATAGATGTTAGCAAGTTGTTCAAATTGAAACAACTCTTTGTCTTTGCCATTTTGTCTATAAGCGCGTGATCTCGAGCAAGCTAAGCACGATCTCCATCCAAGTTTAAGTTGACTTGGCATTAAGTTCTTACCAATCAACTTGTGCCCTAGCGGACAGGCCTCTCTTTTTATTGCATGAGAGGTCTTCCGCTCTGATTCCCTAAAGTCTTGCCAATTTGCAGCAGGGGTGTCGTATCTTAGGTTATCAATTTTGTTATTAGTCTTATCTCCGTCCTTGTGGCACACATGATGCCCGTCAGGTCGATCACCTAAAAAAGCTTTAGCAACTAATACGTGAATATTCCTAGTCTTTCTCTTTACGCAAATTTGCATATAGCCCCTAGTTCCTACAGAGCCTTTTGTAATACCTCTTGGTCCCCTCACCCTTCCAAGTGAGGAGACTTCATACTGAGGGTAGATTTGTCTCCAATGTTCTATCATAGTTCTATGGTACCATACATGGAGGAGTGCATGTTACAATTGACACGAGACACATCCTTCTGCCTCGGTGCCCTCTAGGGCGAGTTGACGAATGCGGATGTAATAAATAGTCTTGATGCCTTTTTTCCATGCATAAATCTGAGCTCTGTTGACATCCCTAGTAGTTGCGGTGTCTTTGAAGAACAATGTTAGTGACAGCCCTTGATCAACGTGGGCAGTTGCTGCTGCGTAGACATCGATAACCTTTTCAGGACCAATCTCGTATGCATCAGTGAAGTACTCCATGTTGTCGTTAGTAAGGAAAGGAGCTGGATAGTAGACGCGCCCAAGCTTTCCTTCTTTACGAATCTCAATCTTCGCTGCAATTGGGTGAATCGAGCTGGTGGAGTTGTTGATGTAGCTGATCGATCCGGTTGGTGGCACGGCCTGCAGGTTCTGGTTGTAGATACCGTGCTCCATTACCGAGGCACGCAGCTCTACCCACTCAAAGTCCCCTGGAATCTTAATTCCAGCAGTGTCAAAGATGCCTTTAACCTTGTCAGTCTTAGGGCCCCAGTCGCCTCCGATGTACTTGCTGAAAAATTCACCTGATGCATACTTTGAGTTCTCGAAGTTGTCAAAAGGATCCTTGGTCTTTTTAGCCATTTCGTTGGACGCTTTTAGAGCGTTATACAAGATGGTCATAAAGTAGACGTTGGTGAAGTCGATTGACTCCTCATCGCCGTAGTGCATCCTCTCCTTACCAAAGTACCCGTGAAGGTTCATCTGGCCAAGCCCGATTGCACGAGACTTCTTGTTACCCTCGGCAATGGACATCACTGAGTCGATGTAGCTCATGTCAGCCACTGCTGTTAGAGCTTTGATGGCGGTTCTAACGGTCTTCTCGAAGTCAGGTGACATCATTGCCTTAGCAATGTTTAGAGAGCCTAGATTGCAAGAAATATCCTTACCGATCTGGTCGTAACTCAAGTCATTGTTGTAGGTAGTAGGTGTGTTCACCTGCAGGATCTCAGAGCAGAGGTTAGACATGTTGATACGGCCTTCTACGGGGTTGGCATCATTTACGGTGTCTTCATACATAATGTATGGGTATCCAGACTCAAACTGAAGCTCTGCGATACGCTGAAATAATTCACGAGCTGAGATCTTAGTTTTCTTGATCTCCGCATTGTCTACCATTTCTTGATACTTCTCAGTTACTGAGATATCCCCAAACGGCACTCCGTAGATGCGCTCAACGTCATAAGGTGAGAATAGGTACATATCATCGCCATTTTTAGCTAGTTCAAGCGTGATGTCTGGAATAACCACACCGATCGATAGAGTCTTAATGCGAGTCTTCTCATCGGCGTTTTCCTTCTTGGTGTCTAGGAACCTCATAATATCTGGGTGGTGAGCGTTTAGGTAAACCGCACCAGCGCCCTGACGAGCACCGAGCTGGTTTGCATACGAGAATGCATCTTCAAGCATCTTCATTACTGGGATAATTCCAGAAGACTGATTTTGGATCTTCTTGATTGGAGCCCCCTGCTCCCGGAGGTTAGAGAGGTTTAGGGCAACACCACCGCCACGCTTTGATAGCTGCAAAGAGGAGTTAACGGCACGAGCAATAGACTCCATGTTGTCTTCGATGCGCAATAGGAAGCAAGAAACGTACTCTCCACGCTGGGCTTTGCCTGCGTTTAAAAAAGTGGGAGTTGCTGGCTGGAAGCGCCCAGAGATAATTTCCTCGATCAAATCTTTAGCTAGCTCGGCATCGCCTTGCCCTAGCATAAGGGCGTTCATTACAACGCGGTCTTCGAAGCGCTCTAGGTAGCGTTCGCCGTCAAAGGTTTTCAGCGCATACTGAGTGTAGAACTTGTAGGCACCGAGGAACGATTCAAAACGGAATTTGTAGGCGTATGCCTGCTTAAACAGGTCCTTTACTTCTTCTTTTGAGTACTTATCTAAGAGTCCAAGGTCATAGTAGTCATTCTCAACTAAGTAGTCGAGCTTCTCCTCCAGCGAATGGAAGAACACGGTGTTCTGGTTGATGTTGTCCAGGAAGTAAGCGCGAGCTGCTGCCTTGTCTTTGTCAAACTGAATCTCCCCATCAGGGCCGTACAGGTTGAGCATTGCATTTAATTCGTGATAGCTGTAGTTATCCACAGTTGTTTTAACCTCTCGTTTACTTGTTCTACGTCGTACGGTGTACCCATTATTTCTACGCGATACAGCAAAGGTACACCAGTTTTTGCTGAAATCATCTCGGCTGCACCGCAAAAGTGGTCACCAAAATTAGTATTGCCGAGTCCGACAACACCGCGAAGCAAGTCTCTATTGGTCTTGATGTTCAAAAAACTCTTGACCTGTTTTGGCACAGTGTGCTCGTCATTTCCGCCACCATAAGTGGGGAGAAACAAAACGTACTCTCCGTAAGCCATAAAAGGCTCTTCACCATCCCATCGGACTGGTATCCGCTGAGCTGGGAGGCCTAACTTTTCCATAAACCTGTGCGTATTATTAGATACGTTAGAGAAATATACTATGTCGTACATGATTATACAAGTGCAGAAATTTTATCCATCCGGAAACCACTCCAGTGGTCGTCACCTACAACAACAATAGGTGCAGCACTGTAGCCAAGCTCTTTTACGAGCGCCATGGCGGACTCATCTTGGCTGAGGTCTATTGTCTCAAACTCAATGCCGTTCCTAGTCAAAACTCTCTTGGTGCTGTCGCATTGGACGCATGAAGGCAGTGTGTATACAGTAACCATGTTTAATACCTTTCAGATGGCAAGAGATGACAAATCCTGGCGTTTTTTGTCGCAATAATGCAGACGCCAGGACCGGTTGGATAACCAGTATAAGTCAATATCTAGTGGTTGATTTTTATTATATATCTAAGAATAGTGCTTCCGCAATGTTTTTGCAAACCGGGCAGATAGGGAATCTATTCGGGTCTCTAGACGGTATAAAAAGGGCTCCGCAGATCGCTAGAACAGACTTTCCGAGTACATAGCCTTCAGTGACTGAAGTTGCCTCTCCGTAATGAGCATACTTATACCCTGTATCCTCTACTTTTATAGGAGCTAAGTCCGTGGCCACTGAGGAGCTATTCATATAATTACTCTATCAGCTTTTATAGTGATTCTCTATTTAAGATACAATGTATAAGACTGTATTAATTTTTTTCTGAAAAGAGTCCAATTGAGCTCTCCCGCAGGTCTCTATAACATTGTAGCCGATCAAGGCTCTACCTTTTCACGCGTGGTCGTCTACAAAGACCCTGCAAATAAACCAATCATGTTCCGAGGATATACTGCACGAATGCAGGTTAGGGCCTCTACTGAGAGCTCAGTGGTAATCCTAGATCTCACCACTGAGAATAATGCCATAGAGCTAGGAGAATCTGACGGTAGCATCTCCATCTACATTTCAGACGATGTTATGACCTTAGTGCCCGAAGGTATATACGTTTACGATCTAGAGCTAGTCGCACCCTCGGCAGATCTGTTTGTCTATAAAATTCTTCAAGGTAACTTTGCCGTCAGGTCAGAGGTCACTAGGTAATGCCACAGTATGAAGTAACCAAAGTCGCAGCTGGGCGATACCCCAGACATACTCTTGTAGTGGCCGCATCAGGACCACAAGGCGAGGAGGGCCCATCTGGCCCAACTGGGCCTGCAGGAGCTAACAGTACTGTAACTGGACCTACTGGTGCAATTGGTGCAACTGGTGAAACTGGCGTCGTCGGACCTACTGGTGCAACTGGTACTCCTAGCACTGTACTAGGACCCATTGGGGCTACGGGAAGCACAGGCGCTGCAGGGGCTAACAGTACTGTAACTGGACCTACTGGTGCAATTGGTGCAGTAGGTATTCAAGGGGAAGTAGGTCCTCAAGGTACGCAGGGTATTAATGGCGTACAAGGCATACAAGGGCCAACTGGCAATCAAGGGATACAGGGTAGTCAGGGAATTCGTGGAATTACTGGATCAATTGGTCCGACAGGCGCTATCGGGCCTCAAGGGGGGCCAGGCGTGCAAGGTTCAACTGGACCACAAGGCTTAATCGGTGCTCAGGGGTTAATTGGTCCTGTTGGTGCTACTGGACTTAACTGGCAAGGCGACTGGGACTCCCTTGTTAATTATATAAATAACGATGCAGTATTTTATAATTCTGCATCTTGGTTTGCATCCGGAGACCCAACTCTTGGGGAGCTCCCGAGTAATTCTTCTGCGCATTGGTATCCTTTAGCGCTACAAGGTGATCAAGGACCACAAGGTGAGCAGGGGGTTCAAGGAGTTCAGGGCGAGCAAGGAGTAACCGGATCCACTGGTGACGAAGGTCCACAGGGTATTCAAGGCGAGATAGGTGATCAAGGATCGCAAGGAGTAACTGGGCCTCAGGGCGTAGTAGGTATTCAGGGACTTCAGGGTATCCAAGGCGTGCAAGGAACTACTGGTGCAATTGGTCCAACTGGACCTACTGGTGCTACTGGTATAGAAGGACAACAGGGAGCAACTGGACCGACTGGGATTCAGGGTATAATTGGTAGTCAGGGGCTTCAAGGTGTCCAGGGCATTCAGGGCATACAAGGAATCCAAGGGCTTAGCGTAGATGAGCTGTTTACAATAAACCAGGCATCAGTTTTAATCCAGAATCAAAAAATATTTTCAAACTTTAGACGGGAATCGCAATGACCACAACAGAAGATGCTATAAATAATCTAACGGTCCAAACCACAGCGCTTCTTGACTCTGTTAACTTTTCAAAAAACAGTCTTCAGTCAGAGATATCTGCCGCCATTGTAGTCTCCGAGAATGCTTCTCAGATTCCACTTGTAACTATTGCTACCAGTATAATTAACACACAAGCAACCTTTATTTCTTATATTAGCGGAAGTAACTAATGACAATTGAAGCAGCAGTAGCAGACCTAACCACAGCCACTAATTCACTTACTAGTGCTGTTGCCCTACAACAGCAGTCAGTAGCTGCGGCAGTTGGAGAGTTTGAAGATGTAATCTCTACGGTTAACACTCAGCTCAATAATGTAAACAACACAGCCGACTTGGATAAGCCGATTAGTACTGCCACTTCCATCGCGTTGGATTCAAAGCAAGCCACATTAGTTTCTGGCGTAAACTTTAGCACTGTAAACGGTCAGTCAATGCTTAGCGGTCAACCTCTTGTAATTCAAAGAAGCGCCACCTCTCTTACAGCTCTTGACTACGAAGACCGTGCGTCACTTAGAGCGCTCACTCCAGAGGTAGATGACTCAGTAGTAGTTGAGGGGCTTGGGCTATTTATGTTTGTAGATTCTCAGGCAGAGCCAGACGATGACGAGACATGTTTTACAACCCCAGGTGGTCAATGGCTTTTGAGGGTAATTGCACTTGACCTATACGAGGCTATGGCCTTAGTTGAGGCAGCTATACGAGACGAACTAGACGAAGACGAGCCAATCAGGTTCGAAGCTTACTTACAATCAACAGGAAGATAAATAATTATGGCTAGTCTTAGAGCAATCAGGCTCCTCAACAGCGTTGAGGGTGGAACCGTTTCAGGCACAGAGCTTGAGAGCTACCTTAGCGACTCTGGCAGACTTGCCGAGTTTAAAGTTCTACTTTCGATGCGTGGCCAAACCAGACGAATGGCTGCAAGTAATTTAACAGTCAACGCCCTTATCGCTAGCAGCAAGGCTATTAATGCGGTATTTACACTGGCTTCCAGTGAGAACTCAACCGCTTGTCAGGCAATTGTCGCCAGGGACACAGCAATGGCTTCTGTGAGCCTTAACCTAAATTCCCTGATTGCAGTAACTGCAAATCCTGTAGCTTGGAACATCTTCTCAACCTCCCCCTTTTACACACTTGACGCTTACGCGGTAAATTCCAAGAACGCTATTGCAACACTAGCTGGAGTTAACCCAAGCAGCTTCGCCACAATTGAGCTACTCTTTACCAGTCCTTCTGCAAGGCTGTCTGTGACTAGCTCTGCAACCGCTTTACAGGCCCTTTTTGCGCACAACAACTCTGTAGCCGTGCTCGCCAATGATGCTACTGGTATGTCGAACATTGCAGAGAGCGTTTCAGGGATGAACATTCTTGTTAACTCGGTATACGGGATGCAAGTTGTCTCAAACAGCGTTATCGCAATGGCAGAAATTACCCCTAAGCCAGCTGCCATGGCAATAGTTGCAGCAAGCACAACAGCTATGCCAATTGTGTACTCATCAGCTGCTGGCTGGGCTGCCTTTAAAGCAAGCCCCTTCTTTGGCTCCGTTGTGCCAACAACCACTGCAATTCTTGCTGGACTTGACCCCAACATCTTCCCAACTCTTGCATCTATAATTGACAGCCCAGTGGCGCTGGCTGCTGTAAGCGCAAACGGCGGTGCTTCTCAGGCTCTGGCTGCCAGCTCAGCTGCAATGCTCTACTTGGCAACATCCCCTAGCATCACTGCAGTTGTTGGTAACTCGACAATCATGACAGCCTTTGCTGCCAATTCAGCCGCGGTTGTAGCACTTGCTGGCGGACCTGCTTTTGAGGCTGCAAGCTCAAGCTCGCTTCTAATGAACGCAGTTGGTGCCAACACTGCGGCCCTAGATGCTTTGGTCGGTAGCACCCCGAACTACTCACTTGCATTATCTTCCCCAGCAATAATGGGTGCCTTTGCAGGCAACCAGAACGCAATGACTTACTTCATTGGAAATGCTGGAAGGTTTATTCAACTAATGGGCTCTAGTGCAGCTAAGGGTGCGTTCTTTGAATCTAACATTGCAATCAACACAATGGCTGCTACACCATCTGCTATTACACACCTAAAGAGCATTGCAGTCGAGACCTTCTCAACCGTTGTACCGAACGCTGCGGGTAGGGTAGGATTCTTTGAGCCGTTCGGTGGAGGAGTCCCAGCTAAGGTGCTAGTTATGAACGTTCGCCAAGCAGGTATTGCTGCTATCCCAACCGCTTACGAGTTGGCTACAGGCGTAGCAGGAGCAGTTGCAGGACAGGGCTTTAGCACAATTGGTACAGCTGCCCTAGCTGCCGACCAGTTCCCACAGGCGCACTTCGCAACTTACTCCAACCTATCTGTCAAAACTGCGGCAGCAGTTATCGCAATCACAGGTGTGCTGGGTATCCGCTACGTCTCGATGGTCTAGAGCTAAGATCTGAGGGAGTGCCAAAGTATCAACCTTCCAAGAATCTGCGATAATTGATGAGACTCTGCTAAGTTATCGTACTTTATTAAAAATCAGGAAGGATGTAGTTGCATAATGGCACAATACAAAAGCGACAATGTCACTCCTGGTAAGTCCCTACACGAAGTCTTAGTATCAACATTTGGCCCCCAGGGTGCTGAAGGTCCACGAGGTGCAGAATCAGTTATAGTCCAATTAGTTTCTACTAGTACTACTTGCTTAGCCGGGCACCGGTACATGGTTGTTAGCTCAGAGCCGTTAATTTTTACACTACCCGCTGCCCCTAATATCGGTGAAGAGCTACAATTCTTTGACACTACAGGCAATAGCACTTCTAGTATTATTTTCAGAAACGGTAACAAGGTAAATGGCTTAGATGCAGACCTTCTGTTAGACACTGCAAATTTTGGGGTCGGACTTATATATACCGGCCCTGTGCATGGTTGGAGAAGTTCATGATGAGTAGACTCTTTCAAGGGTCTACCCCTCGATGCCGAGCAGCCTCCGAGCAGACTAAGGAATAAGGCAAATGTCAGTCACAATTCAATTTAGGCGCGGTACCGCAGCCGAGTGGTCTGTAGCTAACCCAACACTTGCAGTTGGCGAGCTTGGTTATGAGATAGACACTGAAAAATTAAAAATTGGTGACGGTGCAGCTTCATGGAATTCTTTGTTGTATGGGGTGGCCAGCGAAGCATACGTTCAGGCAGCGATCGCATCTCTAGTAGGCTCATCTCCCGCAGCCCTGGATACCTTAAATGAGCTAGCTGCAGCTATAAATAATGATTCTAACTTCTTCACCACAATTACTGAGGGTATTTCTGCTTCTACGGATAGTGCAATATCATATACAAATCAAGAGATTGCTGCGCATAATGTTAGTACTAGTATCCATGGAATTACAGACACTACAGAGCTTGTCTATAATAGCGATCTAGATGTCTATTCAACAACAATAGGCGTGGGGCAACTTATTGGGGACCACAATACAACCACTACGAGTGTTCACGGTATCGCAGACACCGCAGATTTAGTGTATGCCTCTGACTTGGCCTATGCCGTATCCACTCAGACTGATGATTTAGCTCAAGCTGTATCTGCACATTCTTCAGAAAGTCTAGGCGTTCACGGGATACCAAATACCGCAGAATTGGTATCTCAGAGCGAACTGTTTGGTCACACTAGCGGTACTCTCAATGTTCACGGGATATCAAATACCGCAGAGTTGATATCTGTATCTGATCTATCTAGCTACTCAGATATTACAACTAATATTCATGGGATTGCGGACACAGCATCACTGATTACGATCACATCTCTTGCTACTAGTCTAGAGGAATTCGCGCCTCTAGCTGGGCCGTCTTTTACAGGAACTGTAGTACTACCAAATACTACTTCAATCGGGCTAGTTACTGCCTCCGAGATTGGTCAATTAGTAGGTGCCACTTCAGGGATTCAGGAGCAACTCGATGCCAAGTTAAGCTCGGCAGTTGCAGGTAATACTTATGCTCCATTAGATAGCCCTACGTTTACTGGAACCGTATCCGGGATAACCAAGGGCATGGTTGGCCTACCAAATGTGGACAACACATCGGACTTCAATAAGCCAGTTTCTTCCCCTACACAGACATTGTTAAACCAAAAAGCTGCATTAAGTGGGCCAACTTTCACAGGGACAGTAAGCGGCATAACCAGGGCCATGGTTGGTCTCGCGAATGTGGCTAATACTTCTGACGCTAGTAAGCCAATTAGCACCGCTACCCAGACTGCATTAGATGCAAAAGCATCAAATACAGCTTTGACTGGACACGAAGCGGACACTACAAATATCCATGGGATTGTAGATACTGCGCAGTTAGAGACCTTAACGGGCTCTCAAGAGAAAGCAACTGCTGCACAGAATGCTGCAAATAGTTTTACTACATCGGCAATTGATGCCCTGGACACAAGTGCTATTGAAGAAGGTACTAATCTCTACTTCACAACCGAACGTGCGCAGGATGCCATTGGAAACTCAGTTGGAGGGGGTCTGCAGTATACAGATGCCTCAGGGGGTCTATCAATAGTTGCCGGTACCGGTGTTCAACTTAGCGGGGTTGGGGCATTAGAGATAGATACTGCTGTAGTGGTAGATATCAGTACAGCCCAGACTGTTTCAAATAAAATTATTAATACTTCAAGCAATGACATAACCGTTGTTGCTGCTGACATAGAAGATATTGTAGCAACAGCAGCTGAATTAAATCTACTATCTGGCCTTACCTCAACTACAGCAGAGCTAAACCATTTAGTTGGTGTATCCTCTTTAATTCAAACTCAGCTGGATGGAAAGGCCTCCTTAGCTGGTGCAACTTTTACAGGAACCGTAAATGGCATAACCAAGACAATGATTGGTCTTCCCAATGTGGCCAATACCTCTGATGCTAATAAGCCAGTTAGCACTGCTACTCAAACTGCATTAGACGAAAAGCTCTCATTAACTGGCGGGACCTTGACTGGAGCCTTGACACTTAGCGGATCGCCCACACTAGACTTTCAAGCTGCAACAAAAGCTTATGTAGACAATCTAGCAACGGGCCTCACTGTTAAGGATCCAGTAGCTGCAACTACGTTAGTGAATTTAGTCACAACATATGACAATGGTACCGACGGGTTTGGTGCAACACTTACGAGCACAACTGATGGTGTTGTTGACACTACTGACGGCTACATTCTGGCCCTCAATGATAGAGTTTTGATTCGTGTTCAGGTAGACGCTAAGCATAATGGTATTTACACTATAACTGATTTAGGATCTGAATCATCACCCTACGTATTTACTCGCGCATTAGGGTCAGATAACAATCCTGGAGTTGAAGTAACGGGCGGAAATTTCTGTTTAGTTGAAAACGGTGCTGTATATGCCAACGCAGGATTTATTCTCTCCAGCGTGGGCGCCGTTGCGCTTGGTACAGATGATGTTATATTCACTCAGTTCAGTGCCTCTCAGAGTGTAACCGCTGGAGTTGGACTCACTAAAACTGGGTCAGAGCTTGCAATTGACGCAGCAGTCACGGCAACTCTAGCTGGCCCTACATTCACTGGTACGGTAGTCTTACCTGCAACAACCTCAATAGGTAGTACTACTAGTCTAGAGATTGGGTATGTCGCTGGTACCACCTCTGAGATACAAGGTCAGATAGACTCTAAGGCAGACTCAAATAGTCCCGAGTTCACAGGTGTGATAAACACTCCTCTAGCTGCTGGTGTGGTTAAAGCGGTATTCGGCGGAGCACTTACCTCTGGGAACATCACACCCGCAGATGTGGCAGGCACGGCAGTAATTACAAGTGACTCCCGACTAACCAACTCGCGAGTGCCTACGGGTGCAGCAGGTGGAGATCTTACAGGAAGTTACCCAAACCCAACCCTAGGCGTCACTGGAGTAGTAGCTGGATCCTATATTGGCGCAAACATAACCGTTGACGCTAAGGGTAGGATCACTGTTGCTGCTGATGGCGCGGGTGGCAGTTCTGCTTCATTAGAAGTGTCATCTACCGCCCCCGCTGGTGCGTCAGAGGGAGACTTATGGTTTAATACTGAAGCCGCCGGAATTTATGTATTCTATGACAACTTTTGGGTGCTCACTTCAGGAGAAGCTGGCCCTCAAGGGCCAGCAGGAGATCAGGGCCCCCAAGGAGATGCTCTACCAACTGGCGGAGAAGCTGGTCAATATCTAGAAAAATTGTCTGCTGCCAATGGGGACGCATCCTGGACTACACTACCAAATGATACGACTATAATGGTAATCATGGGTGCTTACTAATAGCACTCAACTATAAAAGAAAGTAGTAATTAATGGCTACCGTAACAAAAGCTTTTGCAAGGACTGCCTTTGCAACCACCATAGGGGCACTATACACAGTCCCCACGTCTGGCACAACCGCTGTTGTGACTAGTATCGTTGTGGTTAATACTGCAGCAGGTTCTGCAACTTTTACTGTCCTATTCGACGGGGTGGAGATTTTTAATCTAACTCCTATCGCGGGAAATTCTACCATTTCCATAGATATGAAACAAGTTTTAGATGCAAATGCGACGCCTAAGGTTATCCAAGGATTTTCAACATCAACAGCAGTAAAAGTACACATTAGCGGAGTGGAGATATCTTAATGAGCATCCAACAGTTTCCAACATCAGATGGTAGATTTACTCCAACAGAGATTCTTACAGACCCAGTAGGGAAACTTAGGACATCCACCGCTCAAGCGCTCATTGATACCGACTTTGAGTATGGAACCCAGCAATCCAAGTGGGAGAATTTAGCTGTAACAAACAATAGGCCTTTCGCCTCTCAGTCGCCTACAGCTATATCTAATATCACCGTAATAAGTATGCCGACAAACGCCCGTGTCGTTACCGTAACCTTGAGTACTACTACTGCCACAGTTACTGGTGCAAATCCATCTAGCCCTACTGCGGGAGATACTACATATATTACCTCTAGCAGTCATGGTTTTGCTCCTGGACAGTATGTTACGATTACAGGCTCTAATATAGCTGGCTACAACGGGACATTCTTGATTAATCAAGTCCCACTGTCTACTACGTTTACTGTAGAGAATCCAGTAACTGGTGTCGAATCATGGACCAATGGACTTGCCCGCGCCGGAGTGGCTCCTACAGTTGGTACAGCGATAAATGTACAAGACACCTTTCTTGCTAACGCTAATGGTAATTTCCTCATCGAATCAGGCGGAGGTACACCCGAATTCACATATTTGGGGCGTGCCCAAAACAAGACCGTTGTTACATCTATTCTTGATCCAAACAAAACCGGAATTTATGTTGCAAACATCTATTCGGATGCCCGAATCGGACTTGCACCGACAATAACAACATCAGGGCTAGCTGTTACAGTGACAACTACGGTACCTCATGGTTTGTCAATTGGCAATACGATTGGTATCACTGGAATCACAGGTACCAATCCCCCTAACGGTTCTTACCGAGTAGCTACAGTAGCTACACCCACCACATTTGTTTACTATGCAGACCCAGGTGAGGGTACTCCTTCCGCCCTCATTGCAACCGCTACAGCCATATACGTCAGGCCACAGGCGCAGTTCCTACATCGTGCATTTGACGGTGGTGTATTGTTCTCCACTAATGCTAGCTCAAATTATGAAGCCGCCATACGTCAGACCAGAAGATACTTTCGCTATCAGTCAGGTAAGGGACTGCAGCTTTCGTCTGGCACTATTATGAAACCGTACGCAACCATCGACGGGATTACTTCTTCAGGTACAGCTGCTACGGTTACTACTAAAGAACAGCATAATATTCTACCTGGTACTTCAATTTTAATTTCTGGAGCAAATGAAGAGCCATATAACGGAAATTTTTTAGTTGAAGAAGTTACCAGCTTTAATACTTTCACATACAACATTCCAATCTCAACCACCAGCCCTGCCACGGGTATTGTAAACCTGAACGTTGAAAATTGGTACGGGTCTTCTAATAAATTAGGAGCCTTTGACGCACAGAACGGTTTGTATTGGGAGTTTGATGGTCAGGTCTTGTACGCTGGAAAGCGCTCATCTACTCAGCAATTGTCTGGAAGATCTTCAGTAGTTGAAGGCTCTAACACGGTAACAAGGACCAGTCCATCGTTTCCTACTGCATACTCTAGTCAGGTACTCCCTGGAGATTATGTAGTTATTCGTGGGCAATCTTACCGAGTGATGGCCGTAGACGATCTATCCTCTACGCCTAATTTTACTATCTCTCCTTCATATAGAGCTGCTAGTGCAGAGCATGTGACAGTCTCTAAAACTATTGATACCAAGATATCCCAATCTGATTTTAATTTAGACAAAGTTGACGGTACTGGACCGTCAGGCTATAATATAGATTTAACTAAAATGCAGATGTTTTACATTGACTACTCCTGGTATGGCGCAGGAGCTATCCGGTGGGGTCTGCGAGGACCCGATGGGGACGTCTTTTATGTCCATAAGATGCCAAACAACAACGTAAATAATGAAGCTTACATGCGTTCTGGTAACTTGCCTGGTAGGTATGAATCTTCCACCCTACCCCCAACTACTAGAACTGCTGCAAGCCTGTCTGACACCGGTACAGATCTCTATGTTTCCTCTACCGAAGATTTTCCTTCTTCCGGTACCCTTATAGTAAGACCAAGTACTGTAAATAATCAAGCTGGTATGGCGATTGAGTACATAAATTACACCGCTAAAACCGCTACAAGTTTTACTGGTCTTACTAGAGGACAATCAGGCTCTACAGTGCCATCCACTTGGACAATAGGGTCTAACACTGGTATTGTCTCAGATGCCGCGGGATTGCAAGTTGGTCAGAGGGTACACTCCTCTGCCTCGCCAAGTCCAGTGCCGGATGGTGCTTTTATTACCAAGATTGCTGGAACTGTGATAACATTAAATACTGCCATTACCGGTTCAAATCCTACCTTAATCTTTGCCCGCATGGGAATAGGGTCCGCACAGAATTACATTCACAGTGCCCCATCGCCCATTTCAGTTGAGCTCGCCTTCCCAACGTTCGCGCCTTCCATTTCCCACTGGGGTACCTCAGTTATTATGGATGGCCGTTTTGACGAAGATGCTTCTCTTATTTTTACTTATGGCCAGACGGGGGCACTTTCTATCCCCTCCGGGCAGTCACGAGCACTTTTCTCAATTAGATTGGCGCCCTCTGTAGACAGTGGAATTAGTTCGTTTTTTGGCCAGCGAGAGCTTGTTAATAGGATGCAGCTCAAGCTAAACACTCTAGGTGTGACTACTAGATCGACCGGTACAAACTACCTAGTGAGAGCGTATCTAAACGCATTACCGTCCAGACCAGTAGAGTGGGGGCTTCCTACAGCCTTCGAGCCAGGGGTAGGTAACTCATCTCTAGCTCAAATTGCTGACTATAGGGCACTTGGCACAGTTGTGGTGTCCGGTGGTGAAATTACAGGCGGATTCTTGTCCCAAGGTACCGACTCAATAGGTCTGGAAAAATTGCGTGACCTCGGTAATTCTATCTTGGGCGGCGGAAAAACCACTTCTAATACAGGCATCTACCCAGATGGGCCAGATACAATTACAATTGTTGTAACTAACCTTTCTACAAGTTCTGCTGATTTTAGCGGTCGTGTATCGTGGACAGAGGCGCAAGCATAATGGCAATTAATTTCCCAGATTCACCACAAGTTGGCGACGTCTACCTCTACAATAATAGAGGGTGGACCTGGGGAGGCGAGGCTTGGACACCTAACAGACCTGTTTACACAGCAGGGAGAGACATCGTATCTGATGTTGAGGGGTATTTAGTAGCTTCAGTGGTAACTTCGACTGAAGTAGCCAGTCTTTCGGGTATAACTGGATCAATTCAGACACAGCTTGATGAGAAGGCTACTTTGGATAGTCCAATCTTTACCGGAGAACCTGTTGCACCTACTCCAAATGCAGATCAGACAGACACGGCTCTTGCCACTACTGCTTTTGTTATAGGCCAGGCATCTAGCTCTAATCCAGCTGCGGCAGGGGTAGTCTCCGTAGGGGTCTCAAAAAAATATGCTCGTGCTGATCACGTTCACGCTATTGACTCAACACGAGCACCAAAAGCTTCCCCAACGTTCACGGGCACTGTGACAGTGGGAGCCAATGGTATCGTTTTTGCAGACGGGACCCAGACCGGAGAAGGTGTTGCCTCACTCACTCCTATTAAAGCAGCCATAACGGCCAACACAACGAGCTCAACTTTGACAAATGCACTAACGTACAGAGACGCCCTAATCCCAATCGGTGGAGCGTTCTCTATTACAATAGATGCTGATACTACTAACTCAGTAACCTTCCCAATTGGCACATCTCTCAACTTTTATCAAACTGTAGCCAATGGCGGGGCCTCTATTGTGGCAGGAGCTACCGTAGTACTGCAGGCTACGCCGGGACTCATCTTTAGGGCTCAATTCTCGTCAGTGACAGCTACAAAAGTAGCTGCAAACACATGGCTAGTGTACGGTGACTTGAAGTCTTAAATCTAGGATAGAATAGCAGATTATGGGCAATAAAAAAGTAGGGTCACGCTCCTCCCAGCAGAATGATTTTTTGGAGCCAAAGCCGCCGACTGGCGTAGTAGGCACAAACGTTGGAACCGACAGGCTCTATAATGATGGTGCCTCTTCGGTTTCATTTACATTACCTGGAGATTCTCCTGAAGCTATTTCTTACGAGATCATTTCGTACAAAGATGGCAGTACGATTGACACTACCGCGGCTAACTCTACTGGGTCTTCATCTCCAATAGTAGTTACCGGTCTAGACTCAAACACATCCTATAGTTTTACCGTTAAGGCATCCAATGCTGCCGGTACGTCCCTAGAGTCCACCGCTTCTTCTCTTGTGTTGATCACTACGGTCCCTGCAACCCCGGGAGCTCCTTCGGCTACCAGCACATCTGCCGATGAGGACATAGTTACATGGTCAGCGCCAGCTACTGGCGGAGCTACTGTCACATCTTACACATGGGAGAGCCTTGAGTCAGATGGTGCAACGCCAAAGACTGGAAGTACTTCAGCTACCTCAGTTACAGTGCCCCAAGAGGGCAGCGGGGAGCTTCTAAATCAGTATAAAGTTCGAGCACTTAACTCTAATGGTACTTCACCATTCTCGGAACTTTCTAATTCAATTGACACTCTTCCACCATTCTTCCCACCATTCTTCCCACCATTCTTCCCACCTTACTTCCCGCCATTCTTCCCACCTTACTTCCCACCTTACTTCCCGCCATTCTTCCCACCTTACTTCCCACCTTACTTCCCGCCTAGGTTCCCTTACTTCCCACCTTACTTCCCACCTTATTTCCCACCTAGGTTCCCTTACTTCCCACCATTCTTCCCGCCATTCTTCCCACCTAGGTTCTCTATTAGGTCGATTGACCCTAGAAAGCTAGAAGAAGAAGAAGAAGAAGAAGGAAATAATAAATAGTATCTACAATTAGCTATAATAGAGAGAGCAGAGAGATCTGCTCTTTTCTATTTAGGAGGGTGATGTGCCAATAAATGCAGACACTAGTCCAAATATCTTATGGCCCTTACCTGAAGGTAAGCCAGCTTTTGTAGTGAAGAACATCTTCACTTCAGAGATGCTTTCACAGATCAAAAGCCTGATAGCCAGCGAGATATCGTGGGGGCCACATGAAGAGGAGTCTGGTACCGCAAACTCCCAGTACCACACCATCACAGGCCGTTGGGTGGCAGAGATTGATCTACCAAAAACAATTTTGACCTCAGTTGAGGAACTCGGTAAAACCTCATGGGGGGTAGAGGACCTCAGGCTGAAGGGGGTCTGGTTTACCAGGTACCAGCAGTACGCAGGGGTGACACCCTACCTCTGGGAGCACATGGACCAGCCAGGTACACAATATACAATGGACATATGCATAGAGTCTCCCGGAGTTTCTTGGGACATTATAGTCGATGGGGAGACATTTAAAGAGGAAGAGAACTCTGCTTTATTCTTTATGGCCCAGCAGCAGGCCCATTCTAGGCCACCTTATCCAGTAGACGATGAAAGCGCTTACGTAGTAGTAATGTTTGCTCTTTTTGTAGACAGCGCCCATTGGGTATACGAAGTAGATGTATACGACGACAGTCAGTTGGAGAAGTGGGGGACTTTGATGGATAAGTATAAACTTGATGGTGATATTAGGTACTATGAGCAAACTGGGCATTCGCCTAGACTTGACGGTCTCCCAGCAGGAAATACCCCCTGCATGGGAGGAGAATGTCAACAGTGCGAAGTTGTAGAAGAGAATTTCATAGACAACATAGAGGGCTATAAGCATGTCAAATAAAAAAATATTGGTTTCTATGATTGCCTATAGAGAGAGATATCTAGAAGAGTCTGTTAAAAGTTGCTACTTGTCTGCAAAGTACCCAGAGAATTTGATATTTTCTGTGGTCTCAGAGCAGGAAAAGAATAGTTTGCACGCAACATTAAATTTTATCCCAGTCGATCAGATTAACTATATTAAGTATGATCTATCAGAGTATAGGGGCGTCTTGTGGTCTAGAGCTAAGACAATAGAGATTGCGCATGAGATAGAGTTTGATTATGTCTTATACACTTGCGGGCACAACAGATTTACCAAGAACTGGGATGAGACGAGTGTTAATATTTACGAGTCTCTAAAAGTAAAGCATAAAAAGCCAGTGCTAACAATAGCTGGTCCCTCTTTTGAGGTTGAAGCGGATGGCTCGATAGTGAGTACCGAATACAGTAACATATATAGGCCGCAATTAAATAGTGATTACACACCAGGGTATGGATTCCCATCGCAAGTAGAAGTTCCAAATCTGCCCGGAGAGTTCGAGGACGTGTACTTGCAGTTCAGTTGGGTCTTCGCTGAGAGGAAATTCATAGAGGATGTGCCGCTGGATCCGGACATGAACTACCACGGCGAAGAGATATATGTCACTATACAGGCTTGGTCCAGGGGCTGGAGATTCTTCACCACTTCCACGATATTGTATCAACATGACACTAATAAGAGCTATGTAGATGAAGTCCTGCCCAGGATGACTACACACAGACCTTGGAGTGATATAAATAAAGATCATTTCTGGGAGCAGTCAGACCGATCAATGTTAAAATTAAATGTTCTATTATCTGGTAATGCTCGGGGGGCTTATGGTGGTATAGACATAAAATCCATTAATGAGTATTGCGACTTCTCGGGGCTTAGTAGAGAGTGGTGCATTTATGATACTAACTATGATAAATTGTCAAAAGACAGACATGCCCAGTTTTTTAGAAACCGCGAGCCTTTTAAGTTGGACCCCAGTTGAGGTTTAATCCAGTAGTCATAAAAGATCTCTTCTCTCAGGAAGACGTACTCAAACTAAAAACATTAGTCTCTTCTAAGGGACACGAAAAAATATGGACAGATAGGTCAAATTCCAGGGGTGTTCGTAAATACTCCGAGCTCGACACCTACTTCAGCAAGAAACTTGAGCCTATTGCCAGGGAGATTTTTGGAGACCCCACCCTTAAAACAACATACTCAGTTTATCTAGACTACGATAGGCCAACATCTAGCTTGGATATGCATATGGATAACAACGCTTGTACTTACACCATAGATTACTGCTTATCCGCAATTACCCCATGGGGTCTTGTAGTGGGGGAGAAGGAGGAGATGTTCCTCCCTGGGGAGGGATTAGCTTTTATGGGAGGCAATGACGCGCATGGGAGAAATCCAATGCCCAATCCGGAAAAAAATAGGGTAGAAGCTATCATGTTTCATTTTTGCCCCAAAGACCACTGGTATTTTACCGAAGGTCCTGAATACGTTTACACTCTGTCTGACGCAGGTATCCTACCCGAGGGTGACTCATACCACCTAAGCCCAAAAGTTATTAAAAATAGTGTACAGTAGTATGTATGGCAGATTGGTATACCAAAGATAGATCTGAAACCGATAGCAACAGAGCTCTACCTCGAGGGTTAGGGCCGATATCTGTAGTGAATCCGGCTCTGGGTATAAACGTGTACAGCGGAGGACTATCTACGTTAGAATGTAGTCAAATTATTCAGACATTAGAGTCATCGCTCACTAGCGGGCAGGACTACTCGTGGAGCGGGGCTCAGGTGAGCACCTCTAGCAAGGTAGATCTAGAGTCCAGAAATGCTAAGGATTTTAAGTTTAATTCGACTGGCCTCGGACCCAGAGAAGAGAAGAATTCTCTTCTTTATGATGCGCATGACAAGATTTTTCAAGTAGTTCGCAGATGCGTAGATGACTATGGCGAATACTGGGGCGTCGGCATAAGATCTTACGAGGCATTTAATTTTGTCAAGTACGAGGGATCTGGTACGCACTTTAAAATTCATGCTGACCACGGTCCCACTTACGTCACTACTATTTCTATTGTAGTTTATCTAAACGATGATTACGAAGGTGGAAGTCTGTGGTTCCCACGATTTAGCTTAGACGTAAAACCTAGGGCAGGGGACGTGATAGTCTTTCCTTCAACATATATATATGAGCACGCTTCACAGGATATGATTTCTGGAACAAAGTATTCTGTGGTAATAATGAGTGACTATAATGACAGGGACTCAGTCAATCAAAAAGTATCGCAAACAGTGCAAGAGTACGACCTAAAATATTAAGGCAATTATGGAAATGAATGATTCTACCCCTCAAGAAGATATTGAGCAGAAGGGTAAAGAAGAGCAGGAACTCTTAAACCAAAGACTAGCTAAATGGTATGTAGTTGACGAGGTCACATGGAGCTCTGCAGAGGAAGTAATCCCAGGCTCTGGTATCTGGGTGTACCATGATGTTCTACCTAAAGAGCTAAAAATTATAGATCGAATAGAAGAAATTCTACAAAGTCCTGATAATGATTACAATTATCAAGAAGCAATGGTTGGATATTCAATGAAGCTCCCCGAGTATCGTGACTGCTTAGACTTTAAATATAAAAAGAAGGACTTTGATGGCGACACCTCCAAGTGGGGCGACAAGCTAAGGGAATTGGCAGATGACACGTTGCACAGGCAGTTACAAGTAGTAAAAGACTATACTCGTAGGTATAACATCGGCGAGCTCCGCTACTGGGAAGCCACTAATTACGTAAAGTATGGACCAGGCCAGCACTTTCAGGAGCATCACGATCACGGATATTCATATAATTGTGTGGTATCTCTTGTCGCATATCCAAATGAGGATTACGAGGGCGGGGAGCTATATTTCAGGCTCCAAGCCGTAAAGGCAAAAGCTAAAGCCGGAGACTTGTTTATTTTCCCATCTAATTTTATGTACCCGCACAAAGCGATGCCAGTCAAATCTGGAGTTAAATACTCTATGGTAACCATGCTTGACTACTCAGACAAATTTCATGGAAATAAGTTCTTAGAAGAGACTGGTAATTAGGTGGTAAGCCTAATTAAAGTGAGAAAAAACAGGCCAACAGCCGGAAACATAGAACAACTGTCTGCTAGCAGAAAGTGGATGGACGAGTCTCACGACAAGCACGCATACATGTGCTTTCCAATGGCACTAACCAATAGATTAGGTTGGGGTATATCATTCCCAGGAGACATCAGATTTATTTGGGACGGTATTGATGATACCACCCCTGATCATGTCAAAATACTAGAGGGTCAAGAGTGGGCAAACCCACGTAGAGGGAATGCAACTATTAGTTTTGACTCTGGTCTAATGTTTAAAACAGACGAGAATGTGACCACCCTAACAATGCCAGTGCCTAATCAATTCATTCCTGGTACTCAGTGTTTTACCACGCTCATAAGCACCTCTTTTTATATGCCAGAACTACCTATTGCATGGAAAATAACTAAAGCAAACGAGGAAATACTCATACCAGCCGGGACTCCCGTGGCCGCCATACTTCCTCTCTCTCTAACATCACTAGAGAACGATTACTCGATGGAAGTGACAGACGAGCCACCTACAAAAGCCTACTGGGACGAAGTCGTGAAATATGGAGAAAAAGCTCAAGAGAAGAATATGATAGGTGATTGGTCAAAGATGTATAGAGACGCTGTTGACTATGACGGGAATCCAGCCGGGGCTCACGAGACAAAGTCAATTAAATTGAAAACAGTCACTTGCCCGTTTACTGGACAGACATACGAAGTAGAAGATACAGATGACCAAAATAACGCAACTGATTAAGTTTGTTAGGAACCGACCCTGGCTTACAGCGGAGAGTGACTCCGCACCAAAGGCCACGATAAAGACCATCCCAGAATGGTATAAGAGTGCCGATCGCTTTGCTCAGAACCCCATGACCGGAAAACCATGGGAGATGCCAGACGGCAGCGGGAAGATACCTACGTGGAAGGCATGCCCAGCAATTTATGACATTATGGGAACGGGTTATGTGTATAGAACCCCCTGCGATATCGAATTCTTTGAGGACTCGGCAGGTAGTATCCAGTGCAAAGTTCTAGATGCAAGAAATAGAGATTTTGTAGGATTTAGGCCACCAATGGCTCAGTTTAAGGCCCCGATGGGGTACCATGAGACTCACTTTGCCTGGTGGGCCGATTGGGCGGTAGAGGTGCCAGAGGGCTACAGCGTACTATACACTCAACCTTTTAACCGTTTTGAGTTACCATTCTTGACCACAAGCGGGATTATCGATAATGATCACGTACATCTTCCTGGCACCATGCCTTTTTACGTTGTTAAAGGCTTTACGGGGGTAATTCCGGCCGGAACTCCCTACGCGCAGCTATTGCCATTTAAGCGTGAGGATTGGGAGTCCAAGGTGGATACATCTATCGAATACGAAGAGATGGCTAAAAAGAATCAAGAAAATAGTGATAAATACCGTACACCAGATGGTGGTATCTACCAAAAAGAAGTCTGGGAACGTCGCAAATATGATTAAGGTATACTAGACATATGATAGATTCTAATTTAGACGATTACACAAATCACCACAATGACGACCGGCACTCAATAACTCCCTCTGGTCACTTTGGCGCTTCCGCAGAGAACATTGTAGTAATAGAAGATTTTATGACACAAGAGGAGTTGGAGCTTTTAAACGAATTTATTCGTAAAAATACCTCTTGGGATCAGACCGAGAGCCACTACAATGAAGATGGAACAGTAATCTATGACTCAAATTACTGGGAGGATCGGGTTGCAACAGCAACAACCTTGGATAAGGTAGACCCTAGGATTAGCCAAACAATCACGGTGATGCAGCTCAGATTAAAAGAACGAGTAGATGCTTTTTTTAGCGTAGATGCAAAAGCTACTAGCCCTGCTATAGTCAGATGGTTACCGGGTCAGTTACAGATGCCTCATGCTGATAAAGAATTACATGAGGGTGACCATAGAGGTAAGCCCAATGATTTTCCTTACTACGATATAGCCGGTCTATTCTACATAAACGATGACTATGTCGGTGGAGAGCTGTACTTTCCAAATCAAGAGATCCAGTTCAAACCAAAAGCTGGAGCGGCTTACTTTTTTCCTGGAGATATGAATTATATTCACGGGGTGACACCTATAGAGTCAGGGATTAGATTCACCGTCCCATTCTTTTGGACCGTGCTTGAGCATAAAATAATGGAGGCAAAGTGAAGCGCATAGTCCATAAGCCTGATGTTGTAGAGACCTTAAATTTTTTTAGCAAAAGTGAGTCAAAGGATCTAATTGACTACTTTGAGAAACACGCTGACCAGTGGGAAATGACCTGCTTCTACAATGCCAGAGTCATGAGTCCAGATACCCCGGCCAAGTTGAGTACTCATGAGTATATAGACGAAGAGTTTATGAAGACCTTAAGGTTGAAGCTCCAGGTCCACGCAGAGGATGTCTTTAGCCGAGATCTTCGCAACCTGAGTTTGAGTGCTCATAAGTGGCTTACAGGTGCTTTTGCAGGATTTCACGCAGATAACGCCGAGATGGACGGCACACCTAACGCCTGGCGAGAGAACAAACTTGTTACGATAGTCTACCTAAACGATGACTATGAGGGCGGAAACTTAGTATTTAGAGACCATCCAATAGACATAGCACCCAAAACGGGGAGCATGATAGTTTTTGACGTGGGGCATGAGAATATACATGGAGTCACCGAAGTCACCGCTGGGACTAGATGGACCATGCTTGCCTCATTTGATTATGCGGACTCAGAGTACCCTGACAGCTACTGGGCAGAGCGAGATAAGGAGCTCAGGGAGGCCGAAGATGACCACGACAGCCAACATGAAGAGTGGCAAGTTTCTGGGATCGACAAAGACAAAGTACTTAAGGGTTAGATAATGGCAGCCTTAGATCCTATTATATATCGAGATGAACCAGCCCCGCTGAGCAAGATAGGTGTTACTCAAAATAGAATAGTAGAGTTCCCTAAATTTGTTGACCTAGAGACTTGCAAAAAAATTACCAACTTTTTTGAAATTAATAGTCAACTCTGGGGGGATGTTGCCTTCTATAACTCAAGCGGCATGGGCATAAATCCCGATGCTACCAGCCTTGCTTCTGCTGGGTTAGACTCAGACTTTTTTAGTAATTTAAATACTAGGTTTAAGGAGTCAGTTGCCTCGGTCTTCGGACGAGACGTCAGACCTAACACATCTCACGCGCAGAAATGGATCACTGGAGGTTTTGCAACCCCACATTCGGATAATTCAGACTTTGATGGGAACCCAACTTCTTTCGAGATAAACAAATATGTTGGAATTCTGTACCTTAACGATGATTATGACGGCGGGGAGCTGTATTTCACAACTCAAGAGGATATAAACACCCCAACTTTAAGCATCTCTCCAGCTGCTGGATCTTACATTGTGTTTCCAGGAGGGGTTGAGAACATACACGGCGTATCTGAGATCATGTCTGGCACTAGATATACCATGGTATCTTTTTGGGACTTTGCAGATGCAGTATACTCGGAAGAGAGACAGCAACAATGGGAAGCAGAGCTCGAGATTGTTGAGCAAGAGAAAGACACAGCCAAACAGGAATGGGCAAAGGGAAACAAATGGGCGTAATCGGTAATCTAGATGAATCAACTTACATCTCATTCTTGGATGAGCCAATCACCAATAGCCAACTCGGTGTGACCAGAAATAGGATAATTGAAGTTCCAAATTTTGTGACCCCGGAACTTGCTAGAGGCATGGTTAAGTACTTTAATTTAGTTTCAGATGACCTTTGGGGTGACATTGCGTTCTACAACTCTAAAGGTATGGGTCTCCCACCCAATGACCCACTGTTTAAAGAGTGCGGGCTGGAAGAGAATTTCTTTGAGAGCCTCAGAGAGCAGTACAAATATTGTGTCTCATCTATCTTTGATAGGCCAGTTAGACCTAACACATCTCACGCGCAGAAGTGGGATGTGGGGGGTTTTGCTTCCCCCCACTCAGATAATTCAGACTTTGATGGGAATCCTACAGCCTTTGAGATAAACAAATATGTTGGGATCCTGTACCTGAATGAGGATTACGAGGGCGGGGAGCTATTTTTTGACGATCACGGTATTGAAATAAAACCAAACTCCTGCTCTTACTATGTTTTCCCGGGTGGCATAGAGAATATTCACGGCGTGAGAGAGATCACAAAAGGTCAGCGCTATACTATGGTGTCTTTTTGGGATTTTGAAGAGGCAGAGTACACTGAAGAGCGCAAAGCCCAGTGGGCTGTAGAATTTACAAGAGTACGAGAAGAGCAGTTAGAGCAGAGAACCGCTTGGGATAAAGGAGAGACATGGAGCTAACACCAGGGAACATCCAAAGTAGGCTTAAGGACGGTCGCCTAGAGAAGCTTCATCCCGAAGTTTGGGTATTTAGGTCTGGAATCGAAGCTCCTGATAGCCTATTATCTTCAATTAAAAAACTTCCAGACTGGCGCGATTGGTGGGTGTTTGGTCAAATTAATGACTCAATCAACGGCGGAGACAAAGTTTGGGACGAGTTTCCGACCCCAGAAGAGTGGGAGACTCATCTGTCATCCATGGAAATTAGTCATAAAACCATAAACACTCAAATTGAGCGCTACTGCTATGAGGCTACTAAAATTTACTTGGAAGACACTGGTTTTGATCTAGACAATTGGATGCATCAGTCGCCCTCACTCTGCGTTTATAGGGAGAACGGTGGAGTTTCGGATGTAATGTCAATGAATTATCATACTGATTATCAGCTGGAAAAAGCAGAAGCTCGAGGGTTTAAGTTTAAATTGACTTGTACCATGTATCTTAATGATGACTACGAAGGGGGCGAACTCTCGTTTATCGTTAGGCAGCCTGGAGCTGATAATAGTAATGACATTAGATTTGACTATAAGCCGACTGCGGGCGACATCTTGATCTTCCCCTCAACGCAACCTTTCTATCACGGAGTTAAGAACATAAAGTTAGGCGACCGCTGGTTCATACGAAACTTCTGGTTAGAGCACTTCCCAGGGACTCCAGCCTGGTTGGCCGGAGAATCTGAGCATGGTGAGGAACTATGGACCGAAATGGAAAAAGATCGTGAAAAGCAACACATCCAGGGCACCCCATCCGTTGAGTAGGCCGTAGTCCTGTAGTTTATAATTGATATTGAGACATTTTAATAATTAGGAGTTAAGCATGAACCCAATAACAGACATAAAGGAAATTATCTGGTTGAAGGATGACGTAGCTGTTTTCCCAGGATTTATGGACACGGAACAGTGCCAGCAGGTTATAGACTTTTTTGAAGACCAGGGCACAGCAGAGGGTCATTGGATGCAGACTTGCTTCTATGACTCCAAGGGGATGGCCCTGGTATCGAGTGAAGAGGCGCTAAAGCGATCTAACCTAGAAGATAGGAATCCAAACTACTTTGAGTGGCTCAGGTTGCAAGTTAAGTCTGCCATCGAACAAGCATTTTCTAGGGAAGTCATAACTAACTCAACGCATGCTCAGGCTTGGCCAACAGGCTCATTTGCTAGATGGCATTCGGACAATTCTGACCTAGAGGGTAAGCCTACAGCGTGGAGTGATAATAAGTTTGCCAGTATACTATACCTAAATGACAATTATACTGGCGGTGAGTTGGTGTTTCGTGACCATGAGCTGACTGTAAAACTTCCTCAAGGTAGCTTAATTGCGTTTCCAGGTGGCATCAATAATGTGCATAAAGTTGAAGAAATTATTGATGGGTCTAGGTACACTGTTGTCGGCTTCTGGGACTACGCGGATTCCGTATACTCAGAGGAAGATCTTGCAGCTAGAAATGCTGAAATAGCTTTTGAAAGGATTCTTCAGACAGAGCAAAAAGCCTTGTGGCACCAAGGAAACAGCGATGTCTAGTCTAAATTTAAAAGATGTACAACGTTATGCAGAAAAGATTTTCTACTACAGGGGTGCTGTAGACAGACCCTCCGAGATAGTATCTCTATTAGAGTCCACCAACTCAGTACTGACCTCCTCAGATGCAATATTACCTTGGAAAAAGTGGACCGCCTCTGATAATGATGGCTACACTTTTGGAGAACAAAAGCAAGTAGATGCCAGACGGTTAAATACTAGCTCTGACAGTGTAATTACTATTTATAAAAGTCTCACTAACGCATTAGACATTACTGGACGACACTACTGCGTTGAAAATGATTTAGAGTACTTTACCCCGTCCCCTCTGAGTATCTCCAAATATAATCTAGGGGCTTCGATGGGCTCCCATGTGGACGTTTATCCTGGACAAATCACAGTGCCAGTAATGTCCGGAGTTTTGTATCTCAATGATACATACGAGGGTGGCGAGCTAGAGTTTCCAGTTCAAGGAGTAAGCATAAAACCAGAACAAGGAAGCATTGTTATTTTTCCTTCTGTCGAGCCGTTTTTCCATCAGTCTTTGAAGATTATCTCTGGGGTTAAGTATATGTCGCCCGTTTTTTGGGTCAGGTAGTTGTAAAATCCATAAACATAGTTAATCCGTATCTAATCCCGGAAGTAACCTCTTTTACCCCATGAGAATATAGGTCTTTAGCCGAATGTGCGACTAGCATACCACGTTCCGGGGAGATCTCTATATCCAAGTTAGGGTAGTAAAGCTCACCACCTTCAAAGTCTTCATTCAAGTACAGGATAAGCCCGTGGGCGACTGGCAAATTCATCTCAGGTGGCCCGAGATCATTGTGAACAGACAATCCCTGCCCGATTTTAGTCCTGTTTATTGGACCTACTCCTCTAAAAACTTCCTGCTGCTTTAAAGGGGGTATGGGGAAGATGCTATTGTTATAAGATAGTGCAATCTTTTCCTCAATAGCTACTATTTCATCTGACTTGTCAAGAAATAAGTTCCTGTTGGTCCAATTTCCACTATCTATAGTGTTCCCGGATTCGCCCGCCCAGAGATCCATATCATTAGCTTCACGTATTTTTTCGTCTAAGTATAAAAGATCCTCTGCTACTAGAAAGTTCCTATAGCAGTAAATTTCCAAGTTTTTACCGAACGGTTGTTCAAACATGTCCTCATTCTACTACACTTGCGGGGCGGTTAAACTAAATATAACTTTTCTAGGGTAAAATTATAGAGACTAGTTGTATAACTAATAAGGACCAAATCTCATGAGAGCTGTACGCGGCAATATTTATGATCTTATAACGGATCAGGGCTCCACTGTGCATCAAGTCTTTACAGTAAAAAACTCTGCTAAAAAAGCGTTAAATCTGACGGGGTACAGTGCAAGAATGCAAGTTAGGGGCCGGGACCTGACTACCCAAGATCCAGGTCTGATAATTATTGCCGAGTACAGAACTGAAGATGCAGATGGCAGTCTTGTGGTAAACGGAAATGCTGGAACTGTAACTCTACTTATCCGGCCTATGGAAATGGCAGAGATTGCTCCAGATAAGTATGTTTACGATATAGAGGTGGAGTCAGAGAATGCTGGCGAAACTACAAGAATTATTCAAGGTAAGTTTATTGTAAGAGCAGAGGTAACTAAGTAATGGCACTCTCCGACAATTTCGCATTTGTAGATGTTAAGGGGCCTGGTCCTCAAGGTCCAGCCGGGCCAACTGGTGCGGCTGGTCCCGCTGGGGGTCCTACAGGACCAACCGGTGCTGCTGGTGCTGATAGTGCTGTAGAAGGTCCAACTGGTGCAACCGGGGCGACTGGTGCTACTGGATCAACTGGTGCTGATAGTACCATAGTAGGCCCAATTGGAGCAACTGGTGCTACTGGTGCTACTGGCGCAACCGGCGTCACGGGCCCAACGGGGGCATCAGGAGTTAATGGAGTTAATGGCCTAACTGGACCTACGGGCAGCATTGGTGCTACTGGTGCTACAGGTATTTCTGGTCTTTCTATCACGGGTCCTACCGGTGCAGTAGGAGCAACCGGACAAAAGGGAGCAACTGGACCGACTGGGATTCAGGGGACCTCAGGTCTAAGTATTACTGGACCAACTGGCGCTACTGGTGCGAGCGGAGCAGCAGGGTCGGCTGGAAGCTCTGGCTCCATTGGTCCAACTGGGGCTACTGGTGCTACTGGTGCTACTGGCGCAAGCGGGCAGAATGGTACCAATGGACAGGCTGGCGCTACTGGTGCGAGCGGAGCAGCAGGCCCCAGCGGGCCTACAGGTGCAACTGGTATCTCAGGTCTAAGTATTACTGGACCAACTGGTGCCCTTGGACAGCAAGGAGCTCAGGGAGCACTCGGTTCAACTGGACCACAAGGTATCTCGGGTCTATCAATAACAGGTCCGAAAGGTTCAACTGGTCCCACAGGTCCACAGGGGGCTACTGGTCTAACAGGTCCGCAGGGCTCTACGGGACTAACAGGGCAGACTGGTCCGACAGGTTCGCTTGGACCGACGGGGGCTACAGGGCCTGATGGTAGCTACTATGTCTCTTCCAGTCCTCCAGTAGATCCTGAAGAGGGAGATACATGGTTTGATGATGTAAACACTAGATTTTATATATATTACGATTCTAATTGGATTGAGGTTAACGCCAACCGAATTGGTCCAACAGGCCCTACCGGCCCCACTGGCGGCTTAGGGCCAATTGGGCCACAGGGTACCAATATTAATTTTGTTGGATCAGTTGCTGATGTTGCCAGTTTGCCAGGTGGAGCAGCAAGCAATGATGCATATATTGTTGATGCTGACGGGAACCTTTACGTCTCAGACGGTGCAGAAACCTGGACTGATGCAGGCCAGATTGTCGGGCCTCAGGGGGTACAAGGATTCCAAGGTATTACCGGACCACAGGGTGAGCAGGGGGTTCAAGGAGTTCAGGGAGTTACTGGCCCAACCGGAGCTCTAGGTCCAACTGGTGCGAGTAACGAGCTGACAGTTGGTAGTGTCTCTACCGCCTTACCCGGTGGTACTGCAGAGGTTGCAATATCTGGACAGTCCCCAAACCAGACCATAGACTTCACGGTTCCTCAAGGCCCAACCGGGCCACAGGGTGACCAGGGTATTGAAGGACCAACTGGGCCCCAGGGTACTCAAGGTATTCAGGGTATTCAAGGTGAACAGGGCATCCAGGGTATTACTGGTGACACTGGTATTCAGGGTATTCAGGGAGACCAGGGTGTTCAGGGTGCAACAGGCCCTCAAGGGATAGCGGGTTTTGAATACTCGGATACACGCGTTGGTACGCTTGAGTATGTCCCCGGCGAAATTATTGTTTACCTTGGCGTGTATTACATTTGCATCGCAACCAATGACGCTGTTGTACCGACTGGTTCTGCGATTGGGACCTATTGGGACGTATATAGCTTTGTAGGCCCAACAGGCGATACCGGTGCTGATAGCACTGTAGTGGGGCCAACCGGTGCTACTGGTGACACTGGGCCCCAGGGTACTCAGGGTGAAACCGGTGCTGATAGCACTGTAGTGGGGCCAACCGGTGCTACTGGTGACACTGGGCCCCAGGGTACTCAGGGTGAAACCGGTGCTGATAGCACTGTAGTGGGGCCAACCGGTGCTACTGGTGCATCAGGCGCTGGACTACCTACAACAAATCTACAAGACGGGTCACTGGCTGTCTACAACACAGCCATCGGCTTGTGGGAAGCGCAAAATCAAGTTGATGGAGGAACCCCATAATGTCAGTTAATTTCCCGAATGACCCAGCAGTGAGCGAGACTTATACCGTTGGAGACTATACCTGGATTTGGACTGGCTCTACCTGGAATGCAGTAACTAATTCTGCCACTGAAGGTCCTACTGGACCACAAGGGCTAATCGGATTAACAGGTGATCAAGGAGCCTTAGGTGATACTGGAGCCCAGGGGATCCAAGGTATTCAAGGTGAGATCGGAATTCAAGGTGTTCAGGGTGAGATCGGAATTCAAGGTGAGACCGGAATCCAAGGTGAAATCGGTGCAACTGGTATTCAGGGTCCTACTGGCGACACTGGTGTCCAGGGTATTCAAGGTATTCAGGGTGAAATCGGTGCAACTGGTATTCAGGGTGATATTGGCGACACTGGTGTCCAGGGTATTCAAGGTATTCAGGGTGAAATCGGTGCAACTGGTATTCAGGGTGATATTGGCGACACTGGTATTCAGGGTATCCAAGGTATTCAGGGTCCTACTGGCGACACTGGTGTCCAGGGTGTTACTGGTGACCAGGGTATTCAGGGTATTCAGGGTATCCAAGGTGCTATTGGCGACACTGGTGTCCAGGGTATTCAAGGTGAACCTGGTATTCAGGGTGAAATTGGTCCTCAGGGTGGTATTGGCGACACTGGTATTCAGGGTATCCAAGGTATTCAGGGTCCTACTGGCGACACTGGTGTCCAGGGTATCCAAGGTATTCAGGGTGAAATCGGTGCAACTGGTATTCAGGGTCCTACTGGCGACACTGGTGTCCAGGGTATTCAAGGTATTCAGGGTGAAATCGGTGCAACTGGTATTCAGGGTGATATTGGCGACACTGGTGTCCAGG